CAGAGATCAGATGTTTCTGGTTATATTCCTAGGTTCCAAGGTAATAAGAAACTTAGATTTATTGATTTAAGATATATGAATCGCCTTACTGGTGGTAGACCTGATAAGTCTACAACCCCAGGAGATTCTGATTATAAAATTCTTTATAATGATAGTTTCCAGGATACAGTTTTACAGTATGTTTATATCATTGTAAATAATGAAAACTTTACTGGTGGATTAGAACCAGATTGTTTACAGACAATTACATCTACTTTATATTACTTCTACTTTATTTCTTATGGAAGATGTGGTGGGACATTCCCCAACACTTCGGGATTAGGAAACCTTCGTTATTGTAGAGCACAATACAATGGATTCACTGGAAATCTTCCAGCTCTTGGTTCATCTCCAAACATTTATTACATTGATTTTAGCACCAATGAATTTTCTGGGGACATTGGATACAATGGAAGATCAAATCTTCAATTCATTTTCTTAAATGATAATCAGTTAACTGGATTCTCAAATATGTTTGGAAGTCTTCCAAAACTGAGATATCTATATTGTTCTACTAATTTATTCTCTGGAACTATTCCAAACCTTGCTGCAACATGTCCAAACTTAGAAAGATTTTTCTCGACAAATAACAATCCAGGATTTAGTTCATATCTAGTTACTTCTTTTGAAGATCTTCCTAAGTTAAAAATCCTAGACCTTTCTAATAATAACTTGAGTCAAACTGATATCGATAATATTCTATTTGATCTTGTTAAAAATTATCAAGCAGCAAATAGACCTGGAGTTACAGTTAACTTGCTTGGAAATACTGCTCCATCTTCAAGCACTGACCCAGAAGTATACACTGGAGCACAAGCAAAATCAATTCTACAAGAAGTAGGTTGGATCATTCAGACAGACTAATATGGCAATTCTAAATCAAGGCTTCGTTCAAGAACTCAATCTTGATGAAACAATCGACGAAGCGAAAGCTATCAACAACCTTGCCACTGGTTCTATATCAGAAGACCTTGCGGTTTTTGCTGGCAACACATTAAATGTGTCTGAATTTATTTGGGTTAATCCAGGAGGACAAACAGACACTGGGTATTCTTTTGATGCCGCAGAGGATTTGTTTACATTTAATAGTTTGATTGCATATGGAAACGGTGATCCTATTAAAGAAATACGACCAGTTCATTTGATTGCAAATGCAGTGTGGACTCAGAGTGGAATTAGTGGATTCATTACAATCACAACCAATAGACCTCACGGCATTAACTCTGGAAGTCTTCCATATCCAAGTATTACTATAACGAATAGTAGTTTTGATATTGCTGGTAGTGGAGTAAATGGAACATATGCTATCCAAAGTATTCCTAGTAACAATCAAATTACTATAACATTTGCTACTGATCCAGGGTCTATTAGACCATCTTCATTATATAATTCGTGGATTGAATCTGAAGATCTTTTTGACATGCCTACTCCACTTGTTAAAAATGAACTCTATTATATTGTCTACTCTAATTCCATTGATAGATTTAAAATTTCTGATGAATATGTAGAGAGAGGTATCAATACAGTTGTTAATATCACTGGATCTATTGACACTGATTTGGTTTTCTTTAGGAAAAATGAAGTAACAAAAGATGCCATCTTAAACCTGATTCCTCCAGAAATTATAGACGAGGAGTTTGATTATAATACGGGTGGTGGAACAATTGATGAGCAATTTGAAACCTTAGAGGGAAACATTGACTCTTCTACGTTCCTTAGAACGATTAAGTATAGAACAGATGAAGACAATACTTTCAAACAACCAATTAAATATGAAGGTCATCTGAGAGTCTTTGACCCTGCTGATTATAACAGTAGCATCTCTAATATTTTCCAAGAAAGAAGTGGTGTATACATTCTGAATCCTAACTCAGACCTGGATGATATTCAAAAGTTGAGAGCATTTTCTAGTAATGCAAACCCATGGATTGATGACAATCCAGGAAATACAGCAGGAAATTTGACGACACAATCAACAGAAATGAATATTGGTAATTTAAAATTGGGAACAACATCATCTACTGCTTCCCTTTCTGGATTGCAGAATGTAAATTCGGCAAGCAACACTGATGAGACAGTGTTCACACATAAATTACCAGTAAAAGTTAATGGAGAAACTTACTTTTTCTTATTAAGATCCTAGTAGCATTTGGAATTCATTATCATCTGCATCTAGAAGTGGGAGTGTATGTGATACACTGTCGCTATTAGTATTAACGGTAGTTACATCTGCAGTTGGGATGATCAATTCTAAATCCGTGTAAGTTAATTGTGCAGAAGTATTTGGTGTGCTATTATCTGACTGCACCATCTTAATATTTTTTGGTGTCAATAGACCATCATTGGTTGCATTAAATGGTGGTGCAGTGTCGGTTGGTTTGAAACAGATTTCTTTATTAGCAGCAGATGCTGAAAATGTTATCTGTGTTTGTACAGAACTTGTTACTGTGATGGAATCGAGCAATCCATTTGATAGTGTAATTACATTTCCACTTAAAGATATGGTTGCTTGACTGTTGTATACTGTATTGCCACTTACAGTTGATGTCGAATATGGTGTCTTTGGAACTAAGTGTGCATACATTCCATTTGAAAGACCAGTAGTATCATCTAGTGTAATTTGTGTAGCACCTGCAGGATATGTGTAATCATATGTCTGTCCTGATGGTGGAACAATTCTATGTGCAACAACACCTATGCAGTATTCTTCTAGGGACTCATCTACGAGTGCAGAATCATAGTAAACATAAAAAGGATTATTACCAGAACTAGATGCTGGTTGTGTTGTTAAAATTTGATTTGTAGCGGCAGTATATGAAATTATTCTTTGCCAATTAGAACCAGAATATCCTCCACCGTCTGTAATTATTACTTGTCCAGGTCTTACTCTGTCTTCATTGAAGACAAACATATCATTTGATCCTGTTTTAGTTATAGTTCCACTGGATTGAGAATCATACGTTCCATGGGCTACTAAACCTCTATGGTCAATGAATGTTAGCGTCTGGTTGTTTGCTGATGCTGTAGATGCTACATCTAGAATTACTGCTTCTTGGAAAACAACATCAGAAACTCTTGCTCCAGTTGGAATTCCTGGTCCAAAAACATAATTGCCAATAATGATCCCATCAGTATCATCTGTCAACCTTACAGTAGTGGAACCACTAGTAGTTTTTGCAGTAGTTTTTGTTACTTTGACATCTCCTATGACCTTTGGTGGTTCATATGTTGATGTTACTGTAGACAGTGTGGATACATTTTTATAATCAGATGAGGAACCTGTGCCTCCAATTGGTCCAGAGCCATCAATTTCTGTTCCACCAGCAGAAATTGCATTGTCGATATATGCTTTAAAGTCCCCAACAAAATACCCATCAAAATATTGTTCATCATATAGATGTTGATACCGTAAGTTATTATCACCACCATATGGATCAATATCATTAATATCAAAGATTTTTGTTACGTTTTGACCAACTGGGATTGATGCTTCGTCTACAAAGTATCTGATTCTAATTGGATATGCTTTGAACTTTTCTAGTTCTTCGACATCCATTAAAATATAACCTTCTGTTCCTGGTTCTTTAGTGAAGGTGACATTTTGATTAGTTAATGTTGATGTTGCAACATCAGACATTTCAAATGTTCCAGCATCTTCATTTACACTATCGATTATAACGTCAGCACCAAATCCAGAAGACAATGACATGCCTTCCATCACATACTTGAGGTCCGAAAGGTTTGTTAGTGTGACTGTTGCATCTCCACTAACAGTCGAAATGTTAATTACTTTAGTTGATTCTGTCCATCTACCATATTCTACATATGATCCTCCTCTATCATCCCATAGAGTTCCTAATTCTAATGGAGTCTTGTTGAATTCAAACGTAAAGAAACCATCAGTTCTTATACTAAATCTATGACGACCACTGACTGTCGGTTTGTATAAACCCTGCCATTCAATGCCACCAAAGAGTGATAGGTTATTGGTCGTTAATTTGTCTGCAAAAGTAAAGGATCCTTTTTCCCAGAAGTTATCTTGGAAAGTTTCTGTTCCTGTAAATCCAGTGAAATTTCCACTACCATTTCTGGATATTTGACTGTCATCATAGTATCTTGCAGTTAAACCATCACCACCATAGAAGAATGGATCTGATACTGTAAAGTATGCTCTATCAAATCTGTTTTCAATAGTAACAAGAGGTCTATAAATTTCAAACTCTCCTGTTGTTGATGTAGTTTTTACAGCGTTGCCAGCAATTGCTGTAAAGTCATCGATGGAAACATTGAAAGGAAAGAGTCCTCTAAGACAATCTATATCTTCAGAAATAAATTGTTCTTTGTCACCTTTGAGACCATCCAAGATGTTGTTGAGTGCAATTCTTTCGTTCGGAACATCTGCAAGGTTATTGACTCGCTTCAATCCAAACTTTGTAAATCTTTTTGATGGCATCTTGACTTCCGAAGATAATACTGTCCTTATATATTTATTTTGATAAATAACTGTGCCTTACCTCTATCACTATGGCGGAAACTCCACAGAAGAAAGAGGAAACCAAAAAGGAAAACAAATTTGAGTGGGCTGATGAAGGGGTATCTACCCTGGTGCGTGTTATTATTCTAGGTTGGTCAGCAGCAATTCTGACCCTTAATTATGTAACTGTTCCTGGTATTCCTCAGAAAAACATCGATCCAACTTTTATTGC